GGGCTGGTTGACGATTTGGAGAGCAGGCTCACCGCTGCCCGTGCTGGTTATCTTGACAAACTGAATGTGGCTGGAGAGTTAGCCAATACTTCCAATGCCGATGCCTTCAAAGCCGATACAGTCTCAGTGCCACAAAATGTCTGGTCATATCACACCCGCCTGCTCACCAATATTGGCAGTACAATTGAAAGTCCAACGGCAGGAGATCCGCTGAACATCTATCGAGACACGACTGTGCTCATCTCGCTGACCAACTTGGGTGCAATCGGAGTGGATGACAAGCTCTGGTTCACAGTCAAGGATAGTGTAGAAGAACCAGACGAGGACTCCATCATTCAGATTGACCGACTCGGCTTGTTGTACATCAATGGTGCGCCAGCCAGTCAGGTCGAGGACGGGAGCATTACAGTTCTGGACGATGTGCTTGGCAATGTAGAAATCAAACTTGCCCAACGGCAGGCAGCTTTGCTACCGCTCTACGAAGCATACCCAGCACAATGGGACATCAAGATATTACATTCTGGGATTGTTTCAATTCTTAACATTGGGACTTTATACATCAAGGGCACGCCCACACGGGCAATCTTATAATACGGGAGCTGTGTATGTTGAGCAAGAATCACGCTAAATGGGAAAAGATAAAGTCAGAACAGGACGCAAACCGTGCCATCGGTCAGATTGTTGACCTTGCTGACGAGAGCTTTGGCTACAGAGAACAAGAGATTGAGGCTATTTGTAAATCTGTGAGTGAGATTAATAAGGCTTTGATTGGCAATGGAGACCCAACTAATTCAATTGTGGCTCGCTTGAAAAGAATTGAGGATAATTATTCTGAAATGAATGAGTCTGTAAATGCTATGAAGAAGCTGCTTATTGGCGACCTGGACTCACGCAAGAACTCGGTTGCCGATGCCCTTGATAATATGAATGACCGTATTGAGCGTTTAGAGCGCAGTATGTTGAACATCAACAAAGTCGTTTGGATTGTTGCTACCGCCTTGATTGGCGAGATTGTCTTGGCTATAATCAGACTATTATAAGAAAGGAGAAAAAATGAACCCGATTGAATTTACACCCGAATTGTTAGTAGGCATTGTCGGCACAGTATTGAGCCTTGTGTTTAGCTACTTCCCAGTCGTTCACGATTGGTATCAGGCGCTAAAAACTGAGGCAAAATCTGGCATTATGCTGGGTTTGCTGGTGATTTCATCGCTTGTGGTGGTAGCGCTGGTTTATTATGGCGTTTTTCCCGTCTCAGAGCCAATCACATGGCAACTCTGGCTACGTGTTTTGTTTGCTGCCATTGTGATGAACCAAGCCACATATTTGATTAGTCCACAGAAAAAGCAACAATAAAAAAAGAGCCCCGTTTTAGGGGCTCTAACTTTTATATCATGCCTTTTTCTTATCCTTCTTGCCTATCGTTATCCACACCAGCCTGCCACGCTTGAACCTATACATAGCGCCACAATCGTTGCAGATAAAATACTGGTAAGTTATATCCGAATACTCACTGTCGTTAGCAAAACTTTCAATATTTTTACTTCCGCACCATTGGCATACATTTTTATTTATCGTCTTCATAATGAAAGTCCTCCTTCGTAATCGTAGAATAGAACATCGCCTCAAGCCCCCTATTCTTACTCCATATAAAAGCTGGTGCTCTGCGCACTGCACCGCTATAAGCCTTTTCCGTGTGCCAGGCATCTGGGGCAGTGATGGACGAGATGCGCCTGAAAGTAATCCCGCCCTCTTCCCTTGTTTCCTCGTGATGCAAATCGCCCAAGTGCATCTCCCTAAACTCTGATACAGCCCAAGCCTCTGGCGCTTCTAATTGCATGATGGTGTCAATCCGTTTGCCTTCCTCACGCCCGTGTGCATAGCCTATCAAACACTTGCCAAACAGATGGTATTTGCGGGGTGTGGGGCTGGCATCTACAATCACATTTTCACTCTGGGCATACACGCTTTGTAAGGTGATGGCAGCTGCATAGGACAGAACCATATCATGATTGCCTGGCACCCAGTAGATATATAACGGGGCTATCTTGCGCAGGCTTTCGGTAGCTTCTATGAGCAGCTCAATACCCTTACGATACATTTTTTGCCAGCGGGTATCGGAGTCAAGCTGTGTCCCGCCTGTGGTCTGGACGAAGGGGTTGTCAAAGTGAAAGAAATCTTGACCGATAGGGAACACAATCTCCTCTGGCTGATAATTAGCAAGCGTAACCTTGTCAATCAAATCGTTGATTGTGAATGAGAAGTCATCGCCCGCTATTTTGAGGTCATAATCCCCGCCGTGCGTTTCCTCGTTCCAGGATAGCTTGCCCAAATGCACATCCAGAATAGGCAACTCCAACATATAGGGGTCTGGATAGCTATAATTGCTATCTTTGGCTATATGTTGGGTTATGTTGTTCATGTCCACAGACTGGATTGCTTTGAGCAGGGCATCGGTGGTGATTTGTGAGCCACCCAATGGGCGCACCTTGATAGAAACCCGATAAGAATAATTGGTTTTCGTGTAGGCTTCGTTGTTCTTGTCCTTGATGGTCGTGTCCCAATTGCCTTTGGTCAGTTTACAATCTATCAACTCCCACATCAATGGGTCAAAGCCCATTTTGCGCATCACTGTGGCGGGGTCAGCAGCCTCATCCTCGCTCAGGAGAATGTCGCGGGTATATTCACGTGTACCATCAGCCTTGAAGGCAAAGGCTTCTTGGTTGCGATAATAATTTGGATTGCTCTTGTTGCGCTCATTGATATACAGTCGGATGCCAGTCAGCATGTGCTTGGCATAATTGTTGGTGATGCCCTCTTTCCCAAATAAGCGTCTAACCTTTTCGGCTGGCGTCTCACCAGTCTTGGTTTCCATTAACTCTCGGTCTAAATTATCCAATATGCACCTCGCTTCCTAATCAAACTAAGACCAATAATCACTATTGAATACATATATATATCTTTCGGGGGCATATATCCAGTTTCCACAATCATCCAATAGCAACAGAGAACCATAAGTATCAATAGCAAAATAGGCTCTCTCTGGTCTGCTAATTGCCAAAACTTCTATTCCCTCATTCATTGTGGGATGCAACACTAATTTTCTAAGCTCTTTATCTATTACATAAAAAGGCTGGGGGCAAAATGGTTTATTAGGAATTTCGCCTTCAATATTGAAATCAAATTTCCCTGCAGTATTTAATATTAATTCCTTATCATCTTTAGATAGTCCATTAAATAGCTCATCTCCGAGCATCTCTCTCAATTCATTTTCAGTCATCATTTACCTCATTTCCTAAATACTCGTCAATAATCTCAATTGCCTCTTCAGCGCTATAAGCTACTTTGCAGCAATAACCTTGCTGGGTGGCATAGTCAAAGAACTCCTGCTGTTCTGGCGTCATCTTGTTCTTGCCGAACTTCATCTCAATGAACAAGCCGTGAAATTTGTCAGTCGGCAATGGGAGCATCAAATCTGGAACTCCTCGCTTCACGCCTTCGGCTACCATCTTGCCAGCCGTAGCTTTGGTACGATAGCCCCCATTCGGAATGGCAAACATCCAGCGCAACTCTGGACGGTAGCGTGTCCACAAGAATAACTTATATTGCTCATCATGTTCGGTCATAACATCTCCTTTCACACTAATGGCAATTGAACTTTGCCTACTCGCTCTTGTGCCAATTGCAGGTAATTATAATTCAGGTCGATGCCAATGCCCCTTCTGCCGAGACTATTCGCCACAGCCACAGTCGTTCCCGAACCAGCAAACGGGTCAAAGACGATACCGCCTTCTGGGCATCCAGCCAGTATGCACGGCTCAATCAGCTCTGGCGGGTATGTGGCGAAGTGTGCGCCCTTGTAAGCTTTGGTTGTAACAGTCCAGACCGAGCGCTTATTGCGCATTGGAATTTTCCCCTGAGCAATAATTGTATTGGCTTTTTCAAATGCAGCCGCCTGTGCTTCTGACGACATTGAATAATTGAATTTATTTATTTTCACATTCGGGTCGTTTTTATCCGCAGACCTATATCCATATCTTACTACAGTGCTTTCTGCCGATGGTTCGGCAATTGCCTCATAATCATAATAATATTTAGGCGATTTGCTCAACAGAAATATATACTCGTGAGCCTTTGTCGTTCGGTCCTTCACACTTTCGGGCATCGGATTGGGCTTTGCCCAAATCAAATCCTGCCTTAAATACCACCCATCAGCACGCAAGGCAAAGGCTACCATCCAGGGAATACCGATAAGGTCTTTGGGTTTTAGGTTCTTCACATTTCTGCCAGGATATTTTGGCTGTCCATCTTTCAATCCTCCGCTATTATAATCGCCGCCAGCACCACCACTCCCGTTGTAACTATCACCAATCACCACCCAAGCTGTTCCATCGTCTCTCAATATCCGCCAGCATTCCCTAAATACCTGCACCAAATTATCCACATATTCTTGGGGGGTCTGCTCCAAGCCAATCTGACTATCAATTCGGACTGCGCCACATTTGGCACAAACCTCACGATAAACACCGCCTCGCCCCAAAGGTAAGGTGCGGTCTGCTCTCCAACCACCATCGTGCCTCTGTGGATTATGGTCGCAATTTGGGTCGCCACCTTCCCAGCGAGCAGTTCCGTAGTCCCTTAGCCCATAGTAAGGCGGACTGGTAACGATACAGTTCACGCTACCATCCGCCAACGGAATTTGTCTTGCGTCAGCATTGATGAGCAAGTTCATTTGTTCTTGCCAAAATACTCTCGCAACAGAGCAATCACATTCACCACGATCGCTACAATCGCAATGAGCAGCGTCCAGCCAGCTGCTAAGTCGAGTAAAGTCAATGGTTCAGCGGTCATCGTTATTCTCCTTTCGGTGGCTCTGGTAATGGCATCCAATGGGTATATTCAATACCATCTTCCTGAGAAGCAAGTGCATTATCATTAAAAACACCCTTATACCCAAAACAAACATCTATAAAATATGCATCACCAAATTCCGCATCTTTTGGATAGAAAACTAAAAACCAGCCCTCATCTGGTGGCTTTTGTTCTTTAATTGAAATCCATTTTGGGTCGTTGACGCGGTTGTTCCACCTTTCAACGGCTTCATTTTTTGAGCTTACATCATCGGCTATCATCAATACCTGACATCCATGACAAACCACAATATATTCGCCGACATTCTCTTCAATCATATTGACTTCGCTCCCACAAATTGGGCAAGGTTTTAGCTTATTGCTCATTTCTACTCCTATTACTTAATCCGTTGAATAGCAACAGATGGCTTGCCTTCCACCTTCGCCTCTAAAATGCGTGGGTATTCTGTAGCCAGCCGCTCCAAATGTTTCTCGTCCCATTTGGTTGAACCTCTGCGATAAACTGCCATCACAAAATTACCTTTCAGTGTTGAGCAAGTATTTAATACCTGCTCTTTTACTTCATCCTCAAGCGACTTTAGCTTCTCTCGCAAGACATCGAGCTTGGGTTGATACTCAGCCTCAATAGTTTCAATCTGCTCTCGCACCTCAGGCGGGATAGCATCTTGACGTGCTCTCTCCATCTCTACCTGCATATCAGACAGCCTCAAATAAACATCCTCATACTCAGCTAAATAATCATTAAATTCACTCATGTTTCACCTTCCTTCCTCTGGTTTATTGCCAGAAATATCCCAAATCCAGAACGCATTGTAAATATTTGCCATTTTTTTACAAAGTTCTTCCTGAACTGAAAGTTTTTCTATTGGCTTGTTGTTAAGATTAACCTGCCAATATAGTAGCGCATGCAAGATTTCGTGTGCAACCAAGCCCAAATTATAATTGTCTTCCAGCAACACAATTTCACCGAGCAATGTTCTGACTGTATGACGCCGTCCTTTCTGATTGAGCACCAGCTTCGGCTCATAGGAGTGAAAGAAAGCCTCGTAATCCTGTTCAATCAGCACATCTTTCTCTGGTATGAGATGTTTGAAAACATTCTCATCATCATACACCCTGAACAGCAAATCAAACTGTGTATCTGGAACGGGCGTGCGTAATTTCCTCACCGATATACCTCTACAAAAGTTGGGTAGCCAGGAACTCTGCGCAATTCAAGACTTCTGTCTGGCTCATCTTCCCTGAACTTTTCCCAAGTCAGCAAAAAGCTCTTGGTATTATCCTGCATAGTCTTTGCTTCTTTCAGGAACATAATCATATCGGCATTATACATAATGCGCCTTGAGCCAGCCAGTCCAGCCTGTCCCTGGATGGCACCCGTGATAGAGGCTTTGTTCAAATCATGGACGGCAATTATGGCGATGTCCAGCTCTTTGGCGATGGAGTGCATCCTGTCAGAAACGATAGCTGAGCGCTCATTGGCGTCCTCAGAATAACCATCCTTTAGCAGAGCTAAATAATCCACAATCGCCCACTCAACCCCGTGCTTGACTTGTAGTTTAGCAATGTCAGCCCGAATGCCCATCGTTGTCCAGTTAGAATAGTCAGAAATGAAAATAGGCAAGGTTGAAAGCTGCTCGGTTGTCTTCGTGAAACGTTCTACATCATCGTCTTCCAGCTTACCAGAGCGTAACTTATAAGCTTGCACTCTGGACTCATAGGCTATAACCCTGCGCACTGTGGCAAGAGCACTCATTTCCAGCTCATAGATTACGCCTGGATGGGGATTTTGCCCGCTTGACCCCTTTGCCATACCAACACCAAGCTGCACCGCAAGGGCACTCTTGCCTGCACCTGGTTCACCTGCCAATATGGCAACTTCTTTTTTCTGCAAGCCCCGTGTAATCTTGTCAAAGGTTGGCATCCCCGTTGCCATCCCATAAATCTCTTTGGGATTAGCCATAGCATTTGAAACTTCATCGAATAGCTGGTTAAGTACATGGGAGATTGGCTTAGCCCCTTCGCCTATATTCACATTAGATACAAGCGATTCAACAGTTTCGCTCACTGCCTCAAGAACATCCTTACTCTCATCAAAGGCAGCCTGTGCCAGCGTCTGGGATTTGATAATTATCTTACGGCGGTTGGATTTGTCCTTGACTATATCGGCATAGGTCTGGGCATTCAGGGATGAGGGCACATCATTCGCCAGCCCAGCCAGATAATCAAAGCCGCCCACCTCGTCCAGCTTGTTCATGCTTTGCAGTGCATTCATCACCGAAACCACATCGACATTGATACCTTGCAAGTCAAGCGCAATCATTGCAGAATAAATCGCACCATTGTTCTTTTCATAGAAATCGCTGGGCATCAGGTCAATCTGGCTAAGTTCCTCAGGATTGATCAGCAATGCACCCAATAAAGCGCGCTCAGCCTTTGCTGAATGTGGCAGCTGGATTTCGGTCATAGCGCCACCATCTTACACATAATGTATTCCCACAAGCTCACCATTTTCATACACCTCCTCCAATTTTCTACCATCACCATCTCTGCGCAATCGAGTGGTTCTCAAAGTCTTTTGCTTACCTGTTTTAGGCTTCTTAAAGTTCAGCGCATAGTTCTCGGTGCTCTCCATTCTGGTAATTGTATAACCGCTGGCTTTCTGTTCTCTGATAGAATGCCGATATTCTTCAGGCGTAAGTCCAGCATTAATAAACTTATGTATCAATTCGAGTGTTTTGTTATAGGGCATTATACGCATACCCATTTCCTGTTCAAAGACACTAATATAAGCATTCACTTGTGGGTCTCCATTGACATATTCATCAACTACACCATCATCCAAACTTTTTTCTGGGCTTGAGCCTATATATATATCTTTGGTATTCTTTGGTATAGGTGATGCAAGATTTGCATCATCCATCTCGCAAGATTTGCATGATGGGCTTGTGATTAAGTCGTTGAGCTTATCATAGTTTATGGTGTACCAGAGAGTTCTATCATAGCCAGCCTGATTGTAATTGGCTGTTTCAACGACCCCTAAATCACGCAGGTTTTTCAGGATGGTATAGATGGTGCGCTCGCTAAAGCAGGGGAAGTTATCCTGCCACTCTTTGATTGTGTTATAAACCCACCAGCGTCCATCTTGGAAGTGGTCTGCGTCTTTTCTTTCCTCGAAGACATTGAGCCAGTAATCAATTTGATTTAGCACAATTGCCTCGTTCAAGCCAATTCTCACGGCTAAATCCATTGAGAATATTCTGGCTGATTTACCATAGGTCAGTACAATGTTCACCATCAATCCTTCCTGCCAGCCTACAATGCCGACTGGCGGGCTCTTATATTAGATTATACTTGGCTGACCTTCATTGACCCTGCTCACAACCTTATCTAATTCTTGCTTGGCAATGGGGTCAATCTGAAAGTTCACTGGGTCTGGGTTGAGCCAATCAAGGATAGCCACAACCAGACTCGGTTCAGCCTTGCTCAGATGTTGCTCGCCCGTTAGGAACTGTTTTACTTTGGCAATAGTGCCAGGGATGGTCTTGTCAACGTTATCATCAATCAGGCGTGAGGCGAATGATAGTTGTTTAGCCGTTACCTCATTCTTAAGTCCAGCGGCCTTCTTGTGCAACGCCTCTACCAACTTATCGGGTTCGAGAGGGTTGCCTGTGCGTGGCTTATAAGACCTAAACCCGCCTGGCTTTGGCTCTTCATCCTCTTCTTCCTCATAACCCAGCGACTTGTTGATTTCTTCAATGGTTTTTTGAGGCTGGGTTGGGACTGGCTCGTCATAGGACTCTACAATATCGTCAGAGAAGTCCACAGTAATGACATTGCCCTCATCATCCGTCTCTGCACCAAGTTCTTCGGGAGTATATACAGCGCTCCCATTCATCACATCTGGGCAGAACCATCTGACCCCATTGCTCATTGCCCTTGCGAACAGCATATTGCGTGGGAACTTATCCAGGTTCTTTGAACCCGCACGGCGGGCATCATCGATGGTGAATGTTGACGTGCCAATATGTTCGCCGTGCTCATAGAATTTGATTTCGCAGGCTGCATCATCAAGCCTGGCGACCCGATAATCATAGCGTCCAGAGCGTTTAACAGCAGCTGCCATCAGGTTAGCGCCAATGGCGGGCTTATCTTGGATGATATGAATGCCATTGACAGAAGCGAACGGCCCGAACCCGAACTCCTGCCCAGCCAGAATTTTGGTAATGGCTTTGCTAACGGTCTGGACATCCTTGAAATAGCCGCTGCCCGCCAGAGCTTTGGCAATCTTTTCAAGCTCCTCATAATTGGCAATTTTATAGGAATTATATTTGGTTAATTCATTCATTTTTACTCCTTTCAATACTTGGGAACATAATCAAAAGTCATACCGCAGACCATACACTCATAGGTATTTTTGTGTAAGTGTTTGAGGTAGGTATGCTTGCACACATAGTTGGTATGTAAATCGTGGACTGCCATTGTCTCATAGACAATATCGAAGTACAGGTTTACCGCCTGTTTCATGAAGTTATCCTTTTCCTGTTGGTTATCTCCGAACAGGTACTCTAATAGAACATCGAACTCATCGTTTGGTTTTTTTGTTTTCATGGTGGGAGCTCCTTTCGTTTGTTGGTGGTGCGATGAACATATTGATTATCATATACGGGGCGAGGAATAGCCCCAGAATTGTGAGGATAATATTGCCACCGTCCATTATTCTTCACCAAGTTGTTCGGCAATAAGCCCATAAATAGCTTTACGGTCATTGTAAATAGATTCTTCGTAAGCCTCTACTTGCTGCCTATAAGCAGCTAATTGATTGCGGGCAATATCCAATAATCTTTTTTTGTACTGAACGCTTTCAATCATTTGGGACAATTGTTTTAGCGCTACTTCTTTATCTGTCATGGGTACACCTCCTTCCAGGTTGTGAACGATGTTATTTTATCTTATTAATTATCATAGAATTATCAGAGTTCTGCATCTGTATAATCTTCGATTCCAGCCTCAGCCAAGACTGCTTTTAGCAGCTCGCCAGACTCCAAGCCCATCCGCTTTTCGAGCCTATCGGTTAAAAGTTTCAGGGTGATATAAGGTAAGTGGGTGGTAATCAAGTCCAGAAATTGATCTGCCTGTTGGTTATAATCCACTGTCCCCTCGCTGGCAATATAGTATTCATAAAAGTGAACCTTATTCAGGTCGTGCAATATTAGTGTAGTCATATCTTTTCATTGCTCCTTTCTCTGGCATAAAATTAGGTTTATGTTTTACATGTTCTTTGACAAACGTGTCCATCCAGCCACAACGGATACGTCCAGCCTCATCGTCAGTACACTGGTCAAGCGCCCAGTTCATGAAGGTATCAGCGAAGTCCTCGCCGTAGGTATGGTAATCATCTGATAGCACCCCGTGCTGTTCATAGGGTCTACCGCCATGAGGATAGCCCAAATTTGTGCGCAGGTAGTTCCCGTTAGCATCCAGCCCTGTCACGTGGACGTAATTGCCCTGCTCGTCATAGTATCCGTTGTTCATGTGCAAGTCCTTAAAGCCCAGATGTAAGCCATTGATAAACCTGTGTCCAAGCTCGTGAATGAGCAGACCATGTGCCAATGGGTCGGTCAGGTCATCGGGGTTGCCATAACATTTTAGCCAAGCCCAGCAGGTCAGCCCGTAATTAGCTTGTTCAACCAGGACAAAGTTCAGCTCGCCAAATACCTGATATAGCACCTCGTTTTCAGAATATCCTGTGATTGTAGCCAGTTTACTGGCTAAGGGTTGGAGTTCCTGTTCGACGCTCTCAATGTCCAGCCCCTCACTACTAACACCCGTGAAGATGATTGAGCTTGCCAATAAAATTGATGTTAATATGGCGCTCAACTTGATTTCCTGTCCAGCTGTGCTTTGATATAATCATGCGCATCGCCCCAGTTCCTGGCGATGTACACGGGCGATCCTTTACGGAAGACTGTGATTTCGCCGTCAGTCTTGCGTGAGTAGAAATATTGTTTGCTTGACTTCTTAGTCTTGCGTTGCATTGTGTGCCTCCTTAACTGCACCATCCTGTATTTTTGCGTGGGTTATGGTTGGGGATTTTACTGGCTCAACGGCTGAGTTTCCTATGCCTCCAGCAAACCTAACCTGATTAGCTACAACTTCGAGTACCCAGTCGTGATAAAGTTTATCTTTATCTTTCTTTTTGTCCATAAGAATTTTAATTATTCTTTTCAACCTGTGCCTCCATTTCAACTATGTACAAAGCCTGTTCAGCAACAAGCCGTTTGAACAAAGCTAACACTTTCAATGCGTCGAATACCTGCTCGAAGAATAGACTGAGTTTCTTAGCATCATTAGTATGCTCGCTACAATGTACCATACACCCTGTAATTTCGAGGATAGTATTCTTGCGCCCTTTATATCGTTCTGCTAATTCAAAGTTAATCTGGAGAAATAATTCTATATCAACGTTGCAATACTTATGCTCCTTATCGTAGAGGCGCACATCGAAAATACTTTTCCTTTCAGGTAATTCAAATTCGGTTAATAGTCTCAAGTTCTTAACCATTTTCAAAAGCTCATCTCTGGTATATGCGGGTCGGTTATTGATTGTCTCCATGTTGTGCCTCCTGTGCTTATGATAAATTGATTATTTTTTCCTGTGTACTAATTCGCACGTCATGCCCCTTATCCCTCAGATATGCCTTATAAGCATGCTCTCGGTAGATTGAATTAATAAAGTTCTGCTCATCAAATGACTTAACCGCCCATTTAAGCGCAGAAATCATGTATCCTGTGATAAATTGAATCGCCTCGTCTGAGATAAAATCGGGGTTAACATCACGTTCTGTTAATAGCATTGCTATTGAATAAGATAGTTCTTGCTGTAAATCTTTTTCTTTCATAATAGCCTCCTGTGCCATGATAAGTCGGGGGGTATGATCACCCCCCCCGTTTCAACTGTTGCGCTGCTCTGATAGTTCCTGCAGTTTATTTAATAGCTCGTTAAACGTGTACTCTTCTAAGTACTCATACACCCAGCCGCCTATAATATCGGCCGCGCTCTTATCGTTGGAATCGATCAAGTCGGACGGCGCCGTCGCCCAGCTTAAATTGTCTAATGCAAGCTCTAAGATGTCGCTCGTATATATCGGCATCATCATATCGGCAAGCTCATACATGAGTTCCTGAATGGTGTTATAATCGCCGCTCTCATACTCTTTTACCAGCTGTTCGAGCTTATCCTTGTCCAATTCTTCAAGCTCATATTTAACGGTCTCTTTTACCTCGTTGTCTAATTCTTTAAGTCTCATCTTATGCCTCCTTAGCATTTAATTATAGTATACTCAACCGTTTAACCTTAATCGTGGTAAGTTTCAGGGGGGGGTAATCATACCCCCCCATAACCAGATTACCAATTGTCGTCAACTTTGCTTCGCTCCCAGCGCTCATTCTCTTCGGCCCAGCGCTGCTCGATCTTCTCATCCTGGTACTCGCGCCACCAGGCCCAAGGATCCTCGTCTATAACTTGCTCGTCCTCTTCCTCGCTCATAAGCAAGTTAATCTCGTCCTGAATCCTGTCAATCGTGGAATTTAACAGGTCCTCGCACTCATAGGCACTTATGCCTAAGCTTAACTCGGCCTCGTTGGCAAGGTCATTATATAAGTCTTTACGTGCCATTTTATACCTCCAAAGTATGATTATGTGACTGGTCGGTCATGTGACTGACTGGTCATTCGGGAGCCGTAGGATATACGGCTCCCTATAGCCTTATAGCCACCGTGTGATTAATCCTATAAAGATTCGCATGTTAGCAACGTTTGCAGCTTAATATACTCATACTCTGATAGTTCTTTCAGTATCTCTTGCCCCGCCTTAACCGCTCTGGTGTATACATCCATCGCATGGTCAGGTAGTGTTTCAGATAGGAACAGTTGATTAAACCTAACCTTAACCTCTGGTAGGTAGAGATTTACCGATTGTCCCTCTAATACTACAGGGTCGCGGCTGTACTGATTAAATACCTCCACTATAACCCCACCGTATAACCCGTTCCAAGTACTAATAGCAGCGGTAAAGTTGCCCTCGTGGGTGTCATGCGTGATTATGGGGTTGCCCGCGACGGTTGTACCCCTGTACAACGTGGGGTTAAACCCGTTGCGTTCAAACGCGCTGTGAATAATGCGCTGTACCTCCTGGTCTGTGATTACCTTGCTGTTGCTGGTCATTGTATACCTCCAAATATTAGGTTGTGTGCCCCGCGCTTGCGTTGCTGCCACTATCATACCCCACCAGCGCCCAATGATCGTGGTAAGTTTCCCAGCCTACAAGGTTGCGATATGTGCTCATATCATAACCAAAACACGTGCCCAACGAGAAGAATTATAAAATCTCAAATCCCGCAGCAGCAGCACCAACCAACTAACCAAGAGGGGGGACTACCTGCATTTATCACCAGTGAGGATGAGGGTATGCCCTCCAGAAAATAGTACCGCACAAAAGTCCCTCAATAGCCTCTAAGACGTAAAAATAAGCCTCAAATTCATATTTTACGCTGAAACAGGAATAATCTATCCAAAATAGGTGGTATGCTTGTTTTTTGGGCTATTTTTTGATTATTGGGATATATGTTTTAATAGTTACAGACCAGCCTGACGTGACGAAGGTGAAGGAAGGAGGTGAAGTGGGTTCGCTTGGTCAATGATAGAACTGGTCTGCTGGGTAATATTCTACTACAATTCAAGCCAAAATTCAATTTTTTGGGCGAAGCCCTATATATATATATGTTATTCTTTGGTATAGGTCATGCAAATCTTGCATGATGGATTTTACCAAAATGTAAAATGGGTATTCAATGACTGAATTTTGGATTGGTAGCAGCAAGATAGCAAGTATGCTAACATAATGCAGTGCCGATGCTTTTAGAGGTCGAGCGCCTTGTAAGCGCTACAACGCGGGTGCAAATCCCGCCATCGGCTTAGAACAGTACGATTATCATAATCTCGCTTACTGTGTTATAATTATTTTAGCATGAACGTAATTTGAACTACTCTGGTTGTAAAGGAGCAACATGCCTGATACCTTCAAAGCCTTTTGCCCTAACTGTGAAACCATAACAGAACAGGAGTTTATCCAATCTGAGGAATATATTTTGGTCGATAACGAACTTATCTCTGTACACCTAAGATACTACGTTTGCTTTGAGTGTGGAGAGGATTACGAGATACCAGGCGCTGATTATGACCCGCTGGCGGAACTCTATGAGAAGTTGGGTCTTAAAACTTATGAGGACAGAAAAGCTTTTTTCAATGTCCACCATATTGCTTTCAATATCTGGCAAATGGCTAAGTTGAATAATCGCAACTCGTCACCAACCAGCTAAAAGTGACGAATTACCAAAATCCTCATATAAGATAATAGTCAATTTTTGTCTATTATCCTATTCTCATGTAAAGATTTCGCCATTAATTTCACATGATACGGTCATGCTCTTTTTGGGAACGAAAAAAGCATGGCAATATTTTCAAAGTTATTTTCGGTTTGCAATAATTTTACAATGCTGCTATAATTAGGGCAATCCAGCAAACTGGAGGTGGGAGGCAGTTGCCTCTGGAGCCAGCCGTAAAAAGCTGGCTTTTGTATGATATTTACTGTCATTAAAACATCAGCACTTGACAGATTTCTTACACAGAGTATAATACTTCTAACAGTACCCGCCACGCGAGGCAATCCAGCAGAGCGAAGCGCAAGCCGATGTTGGAGAAGGAAACCTTATGGGCGCCCATAAGAAATAGTCAGCGAACCGAGGCGGGTCGTTATTTATGTCAAAATATTGACAAAACTTGTAGTATGGCAAACTTTTGTCAATAAACTGATTTTGTGTTATACTGTTGTTACAGCCTTTCTCAGTATTGGTTGTCTTCCCAGTTTATCTGGGCGCCGTACGGCAGAATGGTCGGGGTTTGGGTTCATTCCAGCCCCGACCGACTTTTATAGCGAAGCATCCTGTAAGGAATATCAGACAAGCCAGCACTTGATTTAATAGGGCTGGCTTGCCATTCAAAAAGGAGGCTTAGATGTCCCTATTTTAATCCATAATTTGTGATATAATGCCTATGTATAATGTTTGTGGAGGAGAACAATTGTCAGATAATAATAACCTGCCTACACCACCACCTGGAACTTATTACGATAAGTCTGGCTATCTGAAAGATAAGGAGACGGGGAGGTTTGTCAAAGGCACTAAACCAGGCCCAATGGTTGAAATGCGTAAAGAGACTGGTAGAGGGACTACTACCAAGTCTCTTGCTAAAGCAATTAAAGATGCCTTTGAAGTCCGCGTTGATACAGTCGATACGCTTGACGAAAATAACCGCATCCGTCGCAAACGTAAAGCCATTATGGCAGACGCCCTCGCCCAGCTTATCACTACTGGCGAAGTGTACCTGCCTGGCTCTTTTGATAGGCGTGGCAGACTCCGCCCAGGGAAACATTTTGAGTTTAGCGCCGATGAGTGGCTCTCTAACTTGATAAAATTGTTACGCTACATCGAACCGCCTGTAACCGAAATCGGTCTGTCAGAAGGAACAAAAGGCATCATCTTTGATATGCCCGTCAAGCGGAAGGGGGATGATGAAGACGACGATGATATTGTCGTCCAGAATGTCCAACCCGCTGCCCAAATCACCGATGCAAGTTATGAGACCATCGAAGAGGATGAGGAACAAGAGGAATAGTGTCGGAAACTTTTAACTTCTCAAAGATGGCAAATTTCACGCCTAAACAACAAGAGGCGTGGGACTCACTATTCAAATACCGCTTCACCCTCTTTGGGGGCAGCCGCGGGCCTGGCAAGAGTTATTGGCTGCGCTGGGCTTCTCTCGGCTGGCTCTTATATTGGTCTAATCATGGCTACCCTGGTCTGGTCGCTGGACTGTTCACCGAAACCTATTCTAAACTGCGCGACCGCCAAATTAGTAAAATCGTAGCCGAGTTCCCCGATTGGCTGGGCACTTTGCGGGAAGGTAAGACATTGGGGCTGGGCTATTACATCAACAAAGAGTATGGCGGTGGCGTGATCTGCCTGCGTAACATTGATGACACCGCTAAATATAAGTCGGCTGAGTTTGCCCTGATAGCCATTGACGAACTGACCGAACATGCCGTGGACGTTTTCAATATCATCTTGGGTTCACTCCGCTGGCCTAATTTCTCTGATACCCGCTTTATCGCAGGCTCTAACCCAGACGGTATCGGGAACGAGTGGACAAGAAACTATTTCATCGACCATATCTATCCTGAGGAAATGCGCCCATACTCCGACCAGTTCAACTTTGTCAGAGCGCTGCCCGCCGATAATAACCATCTGGACGAAAACTACTGGATGATGCTGCGCGGATTACCCGAAGACCTGCGCCGCGCCTGGCTCGAAGGCGATTGGGACGTGTTCAAGGGATTGGCATTCCATAACTTTAATAAAGCCAAACACGTTGTAGAACCTTTTGAAATCCCCGATTATTGGACACGCACAGTCGGGATTGACTTCGGCACGAATGCTCCATTCTGCGCCCTGTGGGTCGCCCGCAACCCAGATAACGGACGGGTGGTCGTGTATAAGGAATTGTATAAGGCTGGGCTCACCGACCGCCAACAAGCCCGCCTTATCATGGATAACTCAACTGACGAAGAATTGCATATCATCCGCTTCGCTGACCCCAGTATGTGGAACAATCGGGGCGACGAGTCATCCACTTCGGCAGCTAAAACCTATGTTGACAACGGGTGTATAATTATCAAAGGCAATAATAATCGTCTCAATGGTAAACGGGCCATTGATAGACTACTGATGCCTATGGAAGACGGACAGCCAGGCATTTTATTTTTCAATACCTGCCCGAATATTATCAACCAAATGAGCCATTTAATGTATGACAAGAATAAACGAGAAGACGTGGACACCCGCATGGATGACCATGCCTACGACGCACTTAGGTATGCCCTGTCTAACGTGCGCGATTATATGGGACATAAGAAGCTGCCAAAGATTGAAAAGTCTCCCTTTGCCCAACTTGAAAGGATTTAATTATTATGCTAACTCTATCCGAAGCTAAAGCCCACGGCGAAGAACTGTTAAACCGCTATTCTAACTTGCATAAACTGCAAGATAAGATGGACGAGATGATTTTTATGGAGTGGAAGAACAAGCCCGAAAATAAAAATCTCAAATTTACCATCTCTCCAGAGCCCCGTAATGAATTTTTGGGCGCAATGCGCCTGTTAACCGCCACCGACCCGATTATTAACGTGCCTTCTGACAAAAACGATCGCGCTTCAATCGAAAAAGCCGACCTAATCGAACGCCTGTGCAACGCCGTCATCTACCAAAGCGGCAGAATCATGCAAAAACCCGTGCATTACGACCTGGTTTCATCCCTTTTACGCTATGGACAGTTCCATTTGGCTATCATCGACACCGATGACCTGCTTAATTTAGCCCAAAAGTCCAATAAAAACATGTCCAAAGCCGCCAGAAAACGTTACGAACACATAAATAAGGCTACTCCATACTTACTCGAGCCACTTGACCCTAAATGTGGCTCTGCCGAGTTTGATGAGTACGGACTGCGGGCTTATTACCGCCAAACCAGCGTAACTTATGCCTATTTGTTCGGAAAATTTGGCAGATTACCAGAATGGGAACAGCGCGCACCCACCGATACCACCACTTATCACGATTATTGGGACTTGGATGTCCATTATGCTTGGGTTGAGGGTATGGACGAGCCGCTTATCGGCGGAAAACATAATATGCCCTGCATTCCCATCGTGGTTCAGGGGGGAGAAGGCTCACGCCTGAACGAAGAACCCGAAAAACAGTTCCAGCCGTTCTTGTATACCATCGAAAAGGGCGAACTGTGGGACAGACATAACCTTCAGCTATCCGCATTGTTCACTAATTTGTTCGCCGTAGCTTCCAACGCTACCTTCATCCACAAACAGGCCGTTCCTGGCGAAACCGAAATGGAAGTGGACTGGTCTGTGCCAGGCGGCATCTTGCATCTGGGGCCTGGCGAGGACTTCCAGCCCGCTGAATTTAATGTGTTCAATAAGGACACGCTGTATAGCATGGACTTGTTAGACAAGATGATGGAAGAGTCCAGCATCTACAAACAGACTCTCGGCGGGCCTACTGTGGCTAATCAGGCTTATTCTACGGTTGCCCTGCTCTCCCAGTCTGGACGCCTGCCTCTTGTGGCTACCCAGCGCACAGGCGGGTGGGGCATCGGTACTGCCTTTGAGCTGATGTTCCAGATGATTCGTGATAGCGGTAAGAAACGGACTGCCCTGTCCAAAGAGGGCAAACTTGAAATTGACCCAATTGAAATCCCAGAGAACCTGATTATTGATGTGTCTCTGGATATGAGCCTGCCACAAGACAAGTTACAACAGGCTAATACCGCCGCCATGATGGTGGATAAGAGCTTGGCTTCGTTATCGTGGATACGCGAAAACATTCTCAATATCGGCCAGTCCAAGGACATGGACAAGCAAATTACCCAAGAAATGTTCGAGCGCCAGATGACACAGGAATACTTTACAAAGGCTATGGAAACTGAGATTAGAAAGCAGATCGCCGCCGAAATGGAAGCACAAGCCCAACAAGCCCAACAGGCTCAACAACAGCAGATGGCCATGATGCAGCAACAGGCTGCGCAACAAGCGCAGGCTGTTCAACAACAATCAATGGAGTCGCAGCAGATGGCCGCCTATGTGCAAGAATTACAACGCCGATTAGCCGAGCAGCAGGCTGGTTCAGCCGCGCCAGGTGGTTTAGAACGCTTGGCTGGTATGACCGCTGGAGCTGCCGCACCTAATCAACAGTTTAATCCTGCTATGGGCGGCCTATCTCAAATCACAACGGGAGCAGTTTCTGGACTCGGCGAACAACCTATCCCCGCAACAGGAGAGGCTCAAGAAGCACAAGAGGGTTAATATGTTAGATGTGATGCAGGTTGCAGATATTTATCTGATGGCAAAAGCGAATACCAAAAGCCAATTTACTGTCTTGGAACAAGCCTGGTATCTGCCAGCGGCTGATGCTGCCGTAGCTATGCTGGCTGGGCTGATTAAGAGCGACAAGAACTTGAGCCAGGTTGCCCAGCAGCATCCTGAAACAATGTCAATATTGAGCCAATTCGGAGGTTGAGATGCCAAAACCAAGAATTAACGATGATGATTATTATCCACCAATTAAAAAGCCAACCCCAAAACCAACTGCCCCAAAACCAACAGCGCCCACTGCTACTGCTCAACCAACATCTTGGCAACAGCAATCCTATTGGGAACGTAAAGCCGAACAGACCAGGCTGGAACAGGAAAAGTATCTGCAACAGATGGAGACGGAACTCAGAAAACAATGGCTGGCTGCTAATAAGCCAAGCCCTGTAAGCTCGTTTTTTGGCGGTTTGGGACAAGCCGCGCAACAGTTTTTCCAAAATACGTTTATGGCGCCTTTTACGGGTCAATATTATACCCCGCCTGCGACAAATCAATACGCCTATAATCCAGCCTTTCAGAGTCAGTTGAGCCAATCTGCACTTGCCAGGTCGCTGGCAGCTGCTAAGCCAACAAGCGGTGTCCTATCAGAATTGGTACTTAGAGGATATAATATTCCCAATTATCCCTATAAAGTAACTAATGGTGGAATTAATTTTCCAATGCCTAAATCAGCCGTCCAGAATATAAACCGCCCAACAGCTGGAACCTATAGAAGGAATGCGTGGTATGAAACCACAGATAGTGGCGGCGGGCAGCCTTATACGGGTTGGCAGCCAGCGTATCTGCCAGATTATACCTTCTCAGATTATGGCTGGGGTTATGG